CGGCTTCACAGTTCTATTGTTCGCATTCGCATTTGAGCGTGGGCAGAGGAAGGTCAAAAAGTAAATGTTGTCACGACTTCTGAACCAAGGCACCGAGGATCGTGCAATCTCATTTCAATCTTTGTTTGCTTCAGGTGACGGATTTGCTACATCAACGAACTCTGGAACCACAGTCACCCAGATAGATTCTCTGAAGATTGAAGCAGTGTACGCCTGTGTGCGTCTCATCTCTGATTCAATTTCAACTTTGCCTGTTGATACTTACATTCGTGTAGGTGCAGAACGCAAAGCGTTCCGTCCTCGACCACAATGGTTGGACATTCCTGAAACTGGTGTGACACGCACCGAACACTTCCAACAGGTACTGGTGTCGTTGCTGTTGAATGGCAACTCGTTCACACGAATCGTTCGTGATGACCAAGGTATCGCAGCTCTAGTGGTGTTGAACCCTGAGAAGGTTGAATGTAGTCGTGACCAAGTAACACGCAGACCGATCTACATCTTCGACCAACGTGATGTGATCCAGTCTGATGACATGATTCATATCACCGAACTGCGTTTGCCTGGTGAGTTGCGTGGACGTTCCAAGATTGATCTGGTCAAAGAGAACCTTGGTTTGGCAAAAGCGTTGGAAGAGTTCGCTGCACGATTCTTCGGTCAAGGTTCAAGTGCGTCCGGCATCATCGAGTTTCCAGGCAACCTGACCCGTGAACAAGCGAAAGATTTGGTGTCATCGTTTGAAGAAGGTCATCGAGGTTTGCGCAGGTCGCATCGTCCAGGTGTGTTGTTCGGTGGAGCAAAGTTCACGAAGACAACTGTTGACAACGATTCGGCACAGTTCCTAGAATCACGCCGATTCGCCATTGAGGAGATTGGTCGCATCTTCAGGTGTCCACCATCAATGCTTGGTGTGACCACAGCTGGAGCGATGTCGTATGCGTCGGTAGAACAGAACGGCATTCACTTCGTTCAACACACGTTGCGTCCATACATTTCCAAGATCGAGGATGGATACCAGAAGTTGTTGGACAGTCGAGCATTCCTCAAGTTCAATGTTGACGGCCTGCTTCGGGGCGACCAAGCATCGCGATATGCAGCATTCTCAACAGGTCTGCAATCAGGCTTCTTGTCAATCAACGACATCCATCGCATTGAGGACATGGCTCCCACTGACGGTGGGGATGTGTATCGGGTTCCGTTGGCGAACGTGGATATTGCTGCTGCGAACTTGTCTGAGTTGGATCGCAAGTCGGTCATTGCTCAGCGTTTGATTCTGTCTGGGTTTGATCCTGCTGAGGTGATGAGCGCGTTGGAGTTGCCAAGGATTGCCCACACTGGTGTTCCTTCAACACAGTTGCAACCGTTGTCAACAATCAATCCTGCTGATCCTGCTTCGGTGTATGAAGTGAAGTCGCAGGATATGAGTATCAATATGCCTGAAGTGGTGTTGAACTATACGCCTCCAGCTGTGAATGTGCCTGCACCAATCATCAATGTTCCTGAGACTGTGGTTCGAGTGAACATCCCACAGTCGAAGCCTACGATTCGCACGGTTGAGCGTGACGCTGATGGACGCATCTTGACGATCACTGAAAGGGTTGAAGACTAATGGCACACGGAATCAGCGCATACTTGGGCAACGCTTGGATGGATGCGTTAGGGAATGCGACATCGTTCTCGGTGGCGACACCGTATGTGAAGTTGCATACGCAAGACCCTGGTACTGCTGGAACAGCATTCCCTGCAACTGAAACAACTCGCAAGGCTGTGTCATTCAGTGCTGCTTCTGCTGGTGCATTGACATCTGATGCAGATATTAGTTGGACGAATATCACAGGCAATCAAGATGCAACGCACTTCACCTGTTGGGACAATATCAGTGCAGGCAATTTCTTGTTCTCTGGATCAATCGTCGCTGGTGCCTACACAGCAGGCGATACCTACACAATCAGTGCAGGCAATCTCACCGTCTCATTGACGCTCGCATCGTAGGTTCGTGATGGCCGTTCAACGGTTCGTCCTTGACTCAACCACACTCGATAACTCAGGCTTCGGGCTTGATGGTGCTTCAGCATTTGTTCTTGACAGTTCAACGCTCAACGGCGCAGCTGTTCTTGATGGTGTTCAGTTCCTAACTGTCGCCACCGGCACATCGTCGCTTGGTGGAATAAGCGCAACAGCATCTGCGCAAGCAACCTTGTTCCCTGTTCTGACTTCATCGCTTGGTGGGTTGGCTGCGACTGCAACTGCACAATCCGAGATATTCCCAATACTGTCTTCAAGTTTGGGTGGGCTAGATGCTACTGCTCAAGCGTCATCGACACTGTTCCCTGTGTTGTCTGCGTCGTTGGGTGGGTTGTCTGCGACGGCTTCAGCGTCATCGATCATCTTCCCTGTATTTGATGCACCGTTGGATGGGCTGGTTGCTTCGGCCACAGCGCAATCAGTAGCCCCTGAGCCACCGTACATTCCTCCTGCTGGGTCACGCTGGTGGAAGCAACCTGCCTCACCAGTCGCAAAGCATGAGCCACCAGAACAGATTGTTGTTGAGGTACCGAAGCCTCGACGACCTGTGTTGGTGTCGGCTGTGGCTGTGGCACGGCTTGGTGGGTTTGATGTGGGTGCGTTGGGTTCGATCACGTTCTCCACGCTTGATGATGATGCTGAAGTATTGTTGTTGGTCTGATGCCTTATTTCATTACAGACAAATCACCTGATTGTTCAGGTTGGGCAACCGTCAAGGAAGATGGTGAAGTCATCGGTTGCCACACCACGAAGCAGGATGCGATTGATCAGATGGTTGCTGTGTCGATTGCTGAAGACATGGAACCTGGTGGTGAGCGTGCGTTGCCGGACAACTATCGTCCTGCGTTGGCTTCTGATGTTCCTGAAGGTCGAGCATGTGGGAATTGCCATTACTACAACGAAGACATGATTCAAGAAGATGGCAGAGATTTGAAAGCGTATTGCATGAAGTGGGATGCGTATGTGAATGGTGGTTGGTATTGCAACGCTTGGGAATCTGAAGAACACGAAGAAGAAGAAGTCATGGATGATCTAGTGGAAGATGTAGAGGACGATGAGATTCGTCAAGTCTCGTTGGATGTTCCTGTGTATATTCGTACAGCTGCACGCAAAGGTTTGGACTATTACGGGCAAGGTTTGGCTGGTGACGGTTTGGTGGATCGGACTGTGCGTGAAGCACGGGAGATGGCACGTGGCGACATCACAGAAGACAAGGTGATTCGCACGAACGCTTGGGGTGCGCGTCATCTTGTGGACTTGGATGCACCAAAGAACTCTGACCCTGATGATAAAGAGTTCCCTGGTGCCGGTGCTGTTGCGTTCTATCTGTGGGGCATCAACCCACTTGACCCTGAACCTGCGATGAATTGGTTTATGTCGAAGGCTGAAGCAATCAAAGCTGAACGGGCTGATGCTCCTGCCCCACCGAAAGATCAGATCACGGGATCAGATAAGAATCCTGTTGGGTCTGCTAAGGCTCCAGCGAGTGGGAAGACGATTGAACTATCAGAAGCCATTGAGACAGGTTTGGCAAACAAAGCCAAAGAACACAATGATGAGGTCGGTGACAACGCTGGCAAACGGGCGACGGTTGGTATGTTGCGCACAGTGTTCCGTCGAGGTGCTGGGGCGTATTCAACTTCGCATCGTCCAGGTGTGACACGGGATCAATGGTCTTATGCACGGGTGAATGCGTTCTTGTATCTGTTGCGCAACGGCAGACCTGAGAACGCAAAATACATTGGCGACAATGATCTGTTGCCGAAGGCTCATCCGAAGTCATCTAGATCGCTTGGCTCATTTGGTACTAGCATTGGCGACATGGAACAAACTGTTGAAACACGTCGCATCACATCAAATGACTTTGAACTTCGTGCCGATCCAAAAGGTAACGGGATGTCGTTCACAGGTTATGCAGCTGTGTTCAACTCGCCTTCGGAGCCGTTGCCATTCATTGAACGAATCGCACCAGGCGCATTCTCACGCTCACTCAAATCAAAGAACAATGTTCGCATGTATATGAACCATGATTCAAGCATGCTTCTTGCCACAACCCGTGCGAAAACACTGCGACTATCTGAAGACTCCAAAGGGTTGTTTGTTGACGCATCCCTGCCTGATACCTCCATTGGTCGTGACCTGTCTGTCTTGATGCAACGAGGCGATGTGAACTCAATGTCGTTTGGATTCACCGTTCCATCTGGTGGAGACATGTGGTCTGATGATGGTCAGTCCCGTGAACTTCGTCAAATCAAACTCTACGAAGTCAGCGTTGTCACAGGGTTCCCAGCCTATGCAGCCACCACAGCAGCAGTCCGTTCCTTTGATGCCCTTGCTACTCGCACAGGTATTGACGCAGATCAACTAGCAGCTGCGATCACGAACCTTGAATCAGGTCAAACTTTGTCGCAAGATCATGCGATGTTGTTGCGTGAAACTGTCGCCAAACTTGAACCTGTGCAGGATTCCGCACCGGCTCGTTTGGGTGTGATGGCGAAGCACCTTGATTTGTTGAAGTCCATCGCCTAACATTTGTTCACTGCATCGTTGACGGAGCCGTCAACCGTGTTGCTGTATGTGGAGCCACATCAGGTTGAGAAGTAGTAACTCCCTGCGTATCCCCAATCCATCAACAATCCGAAAGCAGAAAACAATCATGAAAGAATATCTAGACCGTCAAGTTGAGATTCGTCAGCAAGCCTGGCACCAAGCCAAAGCAATCATCGACGTAGCCACAGCCGAAAAGCGTGACCTCTCAGCAGAAGAAGAGCAAACCTACAGCCGTTTGAACAACGAGTTGAACGAGCGAGCAGCAACCATTGCCAAACTCCGTGAAGATGAATCACGTGAACTTCGCATGGACGCAGCAACCCGTGAAATTGCAGACCAAGTTCGTCCTGTTGCTTCGGCACCAGTCAACGAAGATGTTGCAATGATCCGTTCGCTCATCAAGGGCGAATCACGTTCGGCTAATTTCGAGCGTCGTGATGTCCTGAAGTCGAGCACTGGTTCACCAGTACCGACATCGTTCTACAACCAGGTGATCATGAAGGCACGTTTGATTGCGCCAGTCTTGGCAACATCGACTGTCCTCAACACTGCTGGTGGCGAGAACCTTCAGATTCCACGTTTGTCAACTTACTCAGTTGGAACTGTCAACTCAGAAGCAGCAACAATGGGCGAAAGCGATCCAGCGTTTGCAGCATTCATCACACTCGGAGCATTCAAATACGGTTTCTTGACACAAGTGTCGCAGGAACTTCTTGAAGATTCTGGTGTTGACATGCTGAGCTTCTTGGCTGATCAGGTCGGTAACGCATTGGGCTTCGCTGTTGGTTCAGCGTTGACTGTCGGAACTGGCACTCTTGAGCCAACAGGTATCGTGACAGCTTCTGCTGTTGGTGGTACTTCAGGCACAGCAACTGGCTTCACCGCAGACAACCTCATCGACCTTCTCTACTCTTTGGATGGTGCAGCTCGCAACCTTCCAGGTGTTGGTTGGATGATGACTGGTCAGTCGATTGGTCGAGTTCGCAAGCTGAAGGACACGGCCGGGAATTACGTATTCCAACCTTCGTTGGCAATGGATTCTCCAGACATGCTCTTGGGCAAACCACTGTATGAGAACCCGTCAATGGCTGAAGCCACCACAGGCACCAAGTCCGTAATCGTTGGCCACTTGCCTTCGTTTTACGTGCGTAGTGTTGGTGGCATCAAGTTGGATCGTTCCGATGACTTCGCATTCAGCTCAGGTCTCGCTACGTTCCGAGCAACATTCCGTGTTGACTCGAACTTGCCACAAGTAACACACGTCAAGCATCTCCTCCAGCCGTAAGGCTGAGGGGCTTGTTCCCTTACATCCCATAATTCCCCTAGGCTTAGGGTCGGTACGAACACGCAGGGCGTACCGACCCTATTTCTATTTTCCCCCCTG